ACGCAGGAATTGGCAATCGAATGACACTGATGATCGTATATATAAAATATTAAAAAACGAAACAGCTAATCGAAACGGATCGTTAATTTCAGAAGGTGGTGCTGGAGGACATATGAGTCACCCATATGATAATCATGGATTAACATTCGGCGATATGAAAGAAATTGTATATCGAGCATTAGCAGGTAAGCTAGATATAGAAGGAATTCCTGTAACTGAAAAAACAGATGGTCAGAATATTCAAGTAACTTGGAAAAATGGTCAAATTGGATTTGCTCGTAATAAAGGTACTGTTATTAATCCAATGACAACTGCCGAATTACAAGCTAAATTTGATAATCGAGGACCTATATCAGAAGCATTTGGTAATGCTGGTGAAGATTTAACTGAAGCATTTAGTAGAGTGCCACAAGATAAATTAAACGAAATATTTAAAAACGGCCGAGTATTTGCAAATATGGAAATTATTTATCCAGCAACTAAAAACGTTATAGCATATGAAGTAGCAGTATTACAATTTCATAATTTAGTTGAATATGACGAAGCTGGTAATATTGTATTAACTGATGCTACAGGCGGTGCATTAATTCAGCGAATAGTTAATGAAGCTAATTTAGATTTACAGAAAAAAGATCAATCGGGTAATCCGATATATAATGCCGGATTTAAAATAATTCCTCCTCAAGAAATTAAATTAGGTAAAGTAATTGATTTTGAAGATCAAGAAAAAGCATTCATACATGAAATAGATCAATTACGAAATAAATTTAATTTACAAGATACTGATTTAGTAACAGAATTTCATAAAGCATGGTGGGCTGATATTATAAAAACTAAAGCACAGGAAATGAATTATTCATTAGATGATAATTTATTAAATGTATTAGTATATCGTTGGGCATTTGCTGATAAAAGTACTTCGTTAACGGTATTGAAGAAAATGATAACAGATCCAGCTTTTTTAGCTTGGGTAACTGAATTTGATAAAGGCGATTATAAAAAATACTATAAAGAAAATATGGAACCATTCGAATCTGTATTTTTACGATTAGGCGCGGTGGTATTAAAAAATGCATCAAATTTTTTAGCAGTTAATCCTAGCAACGCAGTACAAGATATTAGAACAGAATTAGCTCAATTAATTAAAGAATTACAAGTATCTGATGATATTAAGACTCTAGCTAAATTAAAAGTGGAATTAGGGCGTATACAACGGTTAGGTGGATTCGAAGCAATTGTACCATCTGAAGGCATAGTATTTGTATATCGCGGGCAAACCTATAAATTAACGGGTGCATTTGCTCCGGTTAATCAAATTTTAGGAGTATTAAAATACTCTCGCTAATATTTATTTAAAAATAAGGTAAAACGGTAATGGCTGAAACACACAAATCAAAATACAAAAAACCAGAAAATACAAAACCAAAATATCGTAAAGATATAAAGGATTATACAGTAGATGATAAAGATGGAAAATTAAATCCATATACAACTGGTGAAAAACAAAAAAATGTTTTACGTAAAACAGATAAAGAATTTGTCGACACTGGAGATTTATACATAAAATATAATGCTGACGATCGACTTTATAAAGATATCGAAGACGGCGAATATGATCCTAAACATGCAGCTAAAGTTTTAAAAAAACGTCAAGATGCTGACGAGAAACTAAGTAAAGATCAGATTAAAGATAAAATCGAAAATTTAACGAGAGAAGGTAAAGAACGTTTAGTACGAGAATATATTTCTAAAAAAATTAAACGTAAATTACACGAGCAACCTACACCAGAAGAAGCGCCAAAAGAAGAAATCCCTACAGAAAAACCACCAGCTCCAGATCCAATGGCAGCAGATCCAATGGCAGCAGATCCAATGGCAGCAGATCCAATGGCAGCAGATCCAATGGCAGCAGCACCAACAGAAACACCAACTGCTCCAACAGAAACACCAACTGCTCCAACAGAAACACCAACTGCTCCCACTGATGAACAAGCAAAAACACCGGAGCAAGTATTAGGAACATCATTACAAGACAAAAATATATTTGACAAAGTAGGATCTGTTCTAGATGTTATTAAAATTTCGTTAGAAAACACAAAACTAGAGCCAAAGTCAATATCTGAATTTTACAATTTTTTACTTAAAGATTTGCAAGGTCAAAAAATTGAATATTTTAGAAATTTAAAGCGTTCAAAATAAACAAAAAATAAAAATGAAAAAAAATAAGTTACAGAATATCAAAGCCGTACAAGAAATGATTGACGGCACACATAAATTTCAGACTAAAAAAACAGTTGGGTTTTCTGATGCTGAATCAACTTCTAAAAAAAATGCTAAACACGAAATTGGCGAGATATGGGAAGAATTTGATTCAGCATCAGGAGTAACCTACGTTATAGAACAGCGAGACGGATTCCGCGTCAGAAAACCAAAAAATTCAGAAGTATTTCAAGAAATACGCGATGAGCTACGAATATTTAAAAACTGCCGAAAAGAAACATGTACATGTGTCGCCCCAAACCATATTGATGAAAAAATGAGAAAGGTACATAATATGTGTTTTGATTGTGTTATCGAAATGGAACATGATTTAAGAAAAGACGGTAAATATACCGAATATGAACAAGAAAAAATTCAAGCTAATGCATTAGCGTGGTTAGCATCCGCAGAACAAGATATGAAACTATTAAAAACTGCATATACTCAAGCAATGGAATTTGTTTCATCAACTAACGGAGATGTAGAACATTGGTCTGCAAAAATGACTAAAGAAGAATTTGAAGAAAAAATTGAAACTGATTTTACAAAATTTAAAGAAGATTTTATATCTAAATTATTAGATGGTAAACAACAAATAGAAAAACAAGATGAAACTAATTAAAAAATATTGGAAATTAATTACTGGTGCTATAATAGCAATATTTAGTATAAGTGTAATACACACAAATAAAGATAAAATTGCAAAAGTATTTGATGATGACTCTAAAGCAAAAAATATCGTTGATGATAAAATTAAACAAAATGATATTGCTATAGAAAAAATTGAAGAAAAAATTGAACAAGTTAAACAAGATCAAGTTGTTGTTAAAAAGCGTATACAAAAAAAGAAACGTAAAGTTATTGAGTTAGAAGATGTTAAAAAAGATGTTCCTGTAGTTGATAGAACATTAGCAGGAGCTAAACAAAATATACTTAAAAAAACGGAAAGAAAATGAAATATTTAATATCAATATTAGCATTAGTATTAACACTAAATGTATTTTCACAAAATCAGTTACCAGATTCATGTTTTACTAAAAAACAAGTATTAGATATTTCATTTACTATCGATTCATTGTGGTATATGGATTCTATAAATAAATTAATAATTGAACAACAATCATCTATTATTGCTGATTACGATTGGCAAATCGAATTAGATAAAGCAAATTTAGCATATAAAGATGATTATATTGAAATATTAAGATCATCAACTGACACATATGAAATTGAACGAGATGAATATTTTAAATGGTATAATAAAAAATCAGTTTGGTTTGGTATTGGTGTAATTGCAACTACGATAGTTTTTAAAATAGTAGCAGGGTTCTAATGGCGCAACCAAGTTTAAAACAAGTTATTCAACAGCAGTACTTAAAATGTGCTGCTGATCCTGTTTTCTTTATGAGGCAGTATTGTTATATTCAACACCCTAAACGAGGTAAAATTAAATTTAATTTATATCCATTTCAGGAAGAGTCGTTAACTGAATTACGAGATAATCGATATAATATTATATTAAAATCTAGACAGTTAGGTATATCTACATTAACAGCAGGTTTTGCATTATGGTCAATGTTATTCAACGAAGACTATAATGTATTGGTAATTGCAACAACTCAGGAGGTAGCAAAAAACTTAGTAAATAAAGTTCAGGTTATGAACGAAATGTTACCTAGTTGGCTTAAAACTGAGATAACATCTAACAATAAATTATCATTAAAATTTAAAAATGGTTCACAAATAAAAGCAATTTCATCAGCATCGACAGGTGCTCGTTCAGAAGCATTATCATTGCTAATTGTAGATGAGGCAGCGTTTATTAGAAACATTGAAGAAATTTGGATAGCATCCCAAGCAACATTATCTACGGGTGGTGGAGCTATTGTATTGTCTACTCCAAATGGTATGGGTAAC